TTGACGCGAAGGACTCCGGCCTTGTACGCCTCGGCCTCGGCCTTACTGCGCTTCTTGAGTAGGAGGTAGTGCTTCAGTTCTTCCTTGTTGAGACTGTCGGACCCCTTGAGTATCGCCTGCTGTTCCTTGTTGAATAGAACGCCCGCGCGCTTAAGCGCAGTGAAACCCTCGGCGGGCGAGTTCATCGCCTTCCCGAGCTTCATCATCACGCCCTGGAGTCCATCCGGCCCACCGCCGAGCGCCTGGTTCATATCGAGCGCGGCGGCAAGCGTCGGTTCGAACGCCTTGCCCCGGACGTTCGTGAACGTGAGCAGGAGGTTTTCGGCCGATTGGATGACCTTATCGTCCACGGTCGCATTGAGCGACTCAAAGGACTCGGCCAGCCTACGAACGTCCACGGCAGTCTGGGCGGCGACCCCTCCCGTAGACTTGATGACCGCCTCAGTCTGAGCGGTGGCCGACTCTAGCTGGATGAGTGAGTCCAGGCCGAACCCGACTTGCGCGACGAGTACCCCGATGCCAGCCGCCGCGATTGCGGCCCCGCGCTTGATGCCGGTGCCGATCTGCCCGCCAGCCTTGAACGCGCGCGAGGCATCCCGGTCAAACCCTTGAAGCCCAGCCCGCGTCTTGGCGAGCTGGGAGGTGAAGTTACCACCGAGGGTCAGCTTGACGGCCAGGTTTGCAGTCTCAGCGAAGGCCATTACGTCTCCGGGATGTAGTCGGGGTCGAGCGGGATGGATCGCTTGGACTGGACATAGCGAGCCGCCAGGGCCGCTTCGCTGCGCTGGACCTCCCGGTCGCCCGCCCGGTTGTGGACGCCGTACTCGCGCTCATACAGGAGACGCAGGAGCCCGGCAGCTTCAAGGTACGTCTCGGGACGGACGCCGAACTCGGCTAGGAGGATGGTACGGACGGCGAGCGGGGCTTCGGCGATCGCTTGCGCGCTGGCCGGGTTGACGCGTTTATCTGCCCATTCTTCGAGGAGGCGGACATCCGCTTGACTAAAGGGGCGAGTACCTGCCCTCCGTAGAGGTCGTCGGCCTTGTCGGCCAATTCGTAGGCGTCTTCCCAGCGGAGCGCATCCAGCGCCTCGCGGGTGACCGGTACAGGGTCGCCGTCGTCGTCAAGCAGGTTCCAGCCGACGACACCACGACGAATAAAGACCGGGCCCAGCACCTCTGCGAACCGGTCAGTGTCGAAGAGCACCGACTGGATCGCCGCGAGTGCCTCGGCTCCTCCCGAGTAATCAAGGAACGGCCGAAGTTCTGCGACGTCTCCGTCGGGATGGGGGGTTCCGGGACACGAGCAGTCCCGGAACCGAACAGGAACGGTGTCAGGCATAGCGAGCATCGCCTTTCAGGTTACGGCAGGGCCGAGAGGCTGTTGAGCACGATCGACTTGAAGCTATACAGGAGCGTCGAGTCGTAGAAGCCGTGGTACATCAGCGTGACGTTCGCGTTGTTCTCGATCTCCCCATCCGTGACCTCGTAGAGGCGCATCGGCAGGTAGAACTCGGCGTAGCAGGTCGTGACCGTGCCGGCCAGTTCGAGCGAGTTGGTGGCGATCTTGATGTACCGGTTCGGGGTGGGCGTGTCGTCGATGGTGATCATCTCGGCGATGACCGCCGCCGTCTTTTCGACCACGAGCTCCAGCGTGATCTCGCGCAGCCCACGACCGAACGAGTTGAGGTTGAAGCGGACGTTCGAACCATCGGCGAACCGCTTCTGGTCGAGGTTGTTGTTCACCGTGAGTGTCGCGCCACGGACGGCGGCGAGCAGTTGTGTCGCGCCGATGGCACCGGCGACGGAGTTGAGATAGAACGCGGTATCCGCACCGAACACGAACTTCGGGTTAGCGTCGACGTTGAGCGATGCGGTCCGGTTGCCGTACACGGCCCCGGCTGCGATCCAGTCGTCACTGACGGTCCAGGGACCGAGCCCCTCCTCCATCGACTGGCTGAACTGGTTGATGACCGCCCCGAACGCATTGGTGCCGGCACCCGCCGAGTCCGATGTATCGTCGCCGGTCTGGACGGAGTAGTAATCGAACGAGTCGGCGGTCAGCGATGCCGCCTGGAAGGTCCAGGTGAAACCTGAGCCCGCCGTGCCGGTCGGGGATACCCCGCCCTTGATGCCGGCCGATAGCCGGATGGCGAGGTCGTTGAAGGTGAGCGGTCCGGACGCTCCCGGCAGGGTGACTTCGGGTGCCACCATGTACGGAGCGATGACGGGGTCGAGCGCCCCGACGTCGACATCGGGATCGGTTCGGTTGACGTTGAATACGACGAGCGACCGGTAGGGCAGCACCCGCGTCGCAGCCACGGCGGTCCCGATGACCGACTGCTTGGCGACTTGGATCTTGCGGAACCGGGTAAAGCCCTGGGCCATTGTCGAGTCTCCCTTTCTCTCTGGGCACGGAAACGCCCGCCTCTAGGCGGGCGAGCGTTTGGGATGGTCGGCCCAGAGCGGGCCGGGGCTGCGAGCTTAGGAGCGACCTTCCGCGATGCTGATATCGCCGAAGGTAAACCGCGTCGCGACGAACTGGTTGTCCTCGCCCAACGCTTCATCCGCGACGGTCATCTCGTCCCAGACGGTCCCCGCCACGATGTGCGGATAGGCGGTGAACCAGTCGAGCAGCGAGTCCACGAGCCTGTCATGGATATCGGTTGTCTCGCCGTTGTCGGTCAACCGCGTCACCACAACGACCGAGGGTGATGCCACCCGGTCGCGCAGGCCGTTCATGTGCGTCACCTTCTCGGGTCGCACATCGAGATACGAACAGGGGAAGTCCTGAAACTGCGCCGGAATGGACCGATGATGTCGGACCAGTAGCGTCGGATTAGCCGCGATGTAGGCGGTCATCATCGTTGTGAACCCGGCCACAAGGTCGACCCGGAAGGTGGTACTCATGCCGCACCGTTCCATTCCTTCACGACGATCTCGTGCGACTTCTCAATGGCCCGCTTCGCTCCGGGGATGAGGTACGGGTAGGGCTTGTTGCCGGGATGATGGACGAAGGCGGCGAAGTGATCGGCTGAGGCTCCGGAACGGAGTCGCCCGGACAATCGACGGCTCCCGCCCCACGCCAAGACTTTCGCCCGCTTCGGCTTGATGATGTGCGGCCTAGCACCATATTCCAGCGACGCGGCGTAGGGGACGTTGACCTTGACCGTAGCCGACGTGGCGTTGACTTGCCCACGCACGATCGACCGCTGAAGGTGGCCCGTCTTGCGGTTCGGCGCGGTGTTCGCCTGCGCCTCCTCGATGGTCGAGGCTTGCAGGTACTTCATCAATGCCAACGTGTCGCCGATGGCGGTTAGCCGCTTGAACAGCGAGTCCATCCCCTGCACGTTAGCCAACGGACGATACCGCTGTCCGGATGCGCCAGTCGTGGATGAACTGGTCATAGCCGATCGGGTTCTGTGACAGGTCGATCGTTTCGCCGGTCGGGGTCTGGATGGTCCCTGACGCACCCGACTTGGCTTGCCAGTACAGAAGGGCGGTCATCACTTTCGCCATCCCCACCACGTCAGCGGGTACCGGCAGCGGGTGGCCCTCCGACCCGGCGATGACGAGATCGTTCGGGATGCCTAGGCCGATGCGCGGACTGTCGAGGTTCTTATCGAACCAGCCGGAGTCGGCCTTGTACCAGCCCGCGCGCGAGGTGTCGTAATACTGGAGCTGGATCGTCGTGGAGACGTCCGGGTTCCGTCGGTCGGGGAGCAGCCAGTAGCCGACATCCTTGGTCAAGGTGACGCCGTTGAGCGTGACCGTCCGAGTGTTCGAGCCGTTCGAGGGCATATCCCGGACGATGAGACTCGCCTGTCCGTCCGTCGAGTAGGTGTGCGACGTGTTCGACGTATAGCTGAACACGCGCCCGGTGTCCCGCTCAAGGCGTGCTTCCGCCATTGGGATGAGCGACGAGATGATCTGGTCGTCCGTCGTGCCGGTAAGGCCGAGATATGTCTTGACATCAGCTAGCGATACGATCGGCATCGGCTTCCTCGAAGAGTGCGATGAACTGGGCTGCGGCTCGGTCCCAGGAGAACGAACGAATGACGTGTTGACGGCCCGCCGCACCGAGGGCACGACGACGGGCGGGCCTGTTGAGAAGGGACAGGACGGGCTCCACGAACGCTCTGCCGTCCGGTACGCCCCAGTCCATGCCGTAGCCCGAGTGGTAGCGGACCGGCTCGCCGTAACTGTCACGCAGGACCGGGACCGTGATGCCGCCCTCGCCGACGACCTCGTTTTCAGCAGCCCAATCCGTGACGACAACCGGGACCTCGCAGGCGAGGCTTTCGGCCAGGTTTAGCCCGAACCCTTCGCCTCCGGTCGTGGAGACGTAGACATCGGCGGCGTTGATGAGCACCACCAATTCCTCGGTCGAGAGTCCACGGAAGGTGTCGTGCGCGCCGGCGATCATGAAGCGCGTCTGTAATTCAGTGGGGAGCCGAAGAACCTCTTGCGCGAGGTCGAGGTTGCCGTCCTGGGGAGCGCAATGGATGAGCACGTCCGTCTCGGGCGAACGCTTGACGACCTCGGCCATCGACTCGATGAAGGCGTGGTAGAACTTGCGCTCCACCAATCGGTCTGAGCGGAGGATGACGTTCCGGTTCGGGTCGAGGCCGATGTGCTGCTTGCAGCCTTCCTTCGTCCAGAACTTCTTGTCGCCCACGACCAGCGGATCGGACATCGACGCCGGACGGAAGACGTCGGAGTCGACGCCGTGATAGACCATCGGGACGGGCTTATCTATGAAGTCAGCGATGACCCGCTGCCCGTACTTGCTCATCGCCACCGGCTGGAACAGGCTCCAGACATCCCGCCAGCCGGGGTGGAGGTTGTCACCCTCGATCGGGCAATAGTGGTAGACCGGGACCGTCTGCCACACCTTGGCGGCGTTCCCGATGTAGCCGAGGAGTCCCGACATATCCGCGATGACGAGCACCGCGTCAGGCTTCCAGACGTCTCCGGTTCGTAGACGCGGCCAGAGCGCCCCTGTGATGGCCGTGGCGTTCGGTTCGGCGATGTACTGGCCGAGGACGCTAGTCGGCCAAACTCGGCCCGCTAGCGGGCCCTGGGTCGGCTCGCCGCGATGGTTCATCGCCATGACCCGGACGTCGATACCAGCGGCTAAGAACCGGCCCCCGAGTGCTTCGGTCACGACGCCGAAGCCGGTGTGCGAGTAGTGCCCGAAGATGAGGAGCTTCATGGCAGCACCTGAGCGAACATCGCCCGGATGGCCTGTTCCTCCGCATCGTAGTCCACGATCTCCCGGAACCGCTTCGCCGCTGCCGCACCCATCGCGACGATGCGTTCCGGTTCGCGCTGGAGTTCCGATAACAGATTGCCGACCTCGTGCGGCGTCTTGCCGGTGATGTCGAAAGACGTGATGCCCTCCTGCCACAGCGGGCCGGCGAGCTGGTCCCGGTAATAGGACTCGTAGCCGATGACCGGACGCCCGACGCTGAACCAGTTATGGATGACGTGACCGAACCCGTCGGACCACTGCTTGCCGTGCCAGGCGATGTCCTGCTCGCGCATCGTCGCCCCGATGTTCCCGCAGCGGTCGATGTTCCCGGCGGCGTACTGGTCGAGTTCCTTCGAGCCATACGACCCATAGACGCGCCAGTCAAAACCGGGCAGGGTATCCGCCGTCTCCCTGAACAGCGCATACGTCCGCTCGTTCTCAGCGAAACACTGGACGAACGACGCGATCCGTAGCGGCTCGTGCGGTTCGACCGGTGCGGGCCGGAAATCCTCCAGGCTGAACTCCTGGTGATAGACGACGTGCGGCTTGTGGACCGGAGCCGGGAGGATGCTGGACACCAGCCCGAAGGCGGCAAGGTCCCAGCGGTCCTCGGCCATATCGATTGGTGAGAACCGGACGTTCCCGAGCTGGAGCCCGAACGTCGCCCCTACCTCGGAGGCGAACCGCGCGAAGCCTTCGTGATTGTGGGCCAACGTCGAGATGACGATATCGGGTCGAAGGTCCCGCGCCTCGTCAAGCGTGACGATGTTCTGCCAGCGTTCGTGCGAGGTATCCCAGCGCCGCAGCGGTTCGTCGTCGCCCCATAACTGGAGGTACTGGCGGGCAATGGCGTCGCCGTGCCAAGCGCGTTCGTGGTTCCAGTAGTCCTTGTCGAACCAGTCCATGCCGATCGGGCGATAGAGCGTCCAGCCCAGCCGAGCGCACAGGAGTTCGAGGCTTTCCCAGAGGTCGTGGTGGTGGTAGTCAGCGAGCACCCTCATCCGAGGAACGCCTTCCACTGTGGCCCGACGACCGCGACATCGAACAGCGCGAGCGCCGCCTGCCGGCCCTCCTCGCCGTGCCGACGGGCCATCGACTGGTCCGCCAACAGCGCCCGGAGGTATTGCGTAAT